CCGAGCGTCGCACCGGAGGGCACGACCAGGGAGAGTGCGGAGCCGTTGGAAAGGTTGGTGACGGAGCCGAGACCGAGCGTCGCGGACCGGAAGGTCAGGGTGGTTGGGCTTAGCCCGACGGTCAGGGTATTGGAACCGACCGTTCCGGTGACGCTCTGGATCTGGCCACCGATGCCAGTGAGCCCCGCCCCTGAGCCATTAAACTGGCTGGCCGTCACCTGGCCCGCGAAAGACCAGTTGTTCGTGCCGGTGAGCAGGCCCACCGCGACCGCGCCGCCAGGGGTCAAGACCGAGAAATCGTAGGTGCCGCCCGCCTTGGCCCAGGCAGTGAGGCCATCTGCTGCATGGAGGTAGACCGAGCCTGCTGCGAACCCGGCGACCGCAGTCCCGACCTGGAGGGCCTGCCCGGTGAGTGCCCCGTTGGCATCGCGCATGGCGAAGGTGTTCGCGGTCCCGGGGATGGCCCCGTTGCCGCCGGAATAGACCCACCCGGCCGATCCGTTGGCAAGCTGGGTGGTGGTGAGAGTGTTGGGGTCGGTGCTGTTGTTGGCGGTGAGGCAGACCACCGAAGCGAGGCCGGTGTTCAGCTGTACCTCCATGCCGGGCTGATACCCACCGATGGATGCTGCCAGAGTGGCGTTGAATGGGAACTGACCACCGGCGTTGACCCACGCCTGGAAAGAAGTGATCAGGGCAAGTGCACCGTTGAAGTCGGCGCCTGCCGGCGGTACACCGCCAGCCAGTGGACTGGTCATGTCAATGATCGGGAACCCATCGTAGAGTGAGGCGTTGGGGGAGAGCGTCGCTCCTGCCGCCAGCACACCGGACGTGACCGTTCCAAGGGTGTTAAACAGCCCCTTGTTAGGTCCTGAGCCGGAGCCCCAGGCCGCCGGGATTAGAGTTGGGAAAGTGAGGGTCATGTCTGGCTCCTAGTAAGCGATGGGCAGGTAGTTGCCGGAAAAGAAAGGTCCGTAGCTGAGCGGCTGGCTGGTGCTTCCGGCCTCCCGGAATCCCAGAAATGTGTTCGGCGACCACCCAGTCAGAATCCACGCCCGCACGCCGCAAGGGCGCGCCAGGGCACTGGACTGGGTCAGTATGTAGAGGTTGACCAGCGAGAGCGTGTTCTCGAAGACTATCTGCAGCCGCATCCCGCCCATGTCCACGGCGTAGCAACGCGGACCGAACAAATTACGCAACTGCTGGTTGATGGCCTGCGCCGAACACAGGCTTATGTTGGACAGCGCCTTGGTGAGTATGAGGGAGCGAAAAGCGTCGTCCGACAGCCGGAAGTTCGTACCGCTGAGGGAGCCGTCCCACAGCGGGGCGGAGCCGCCAGGGCCAAGCGGCGAGCCTGCCGCAGACTCCCGCAGGTACATCGCGGACATACTGCTGGGGAGGGTGATGGTCCGTTGCACGCCGACGATCCGGCCCCAGACGTCCAGGCCGTAGCCTTGCGCGGTAACTACGTTGCGGACTTGGTTGTAAAAATTGTTTAGGTTCGCCGTGGGATCGATGCAGGTGTTCATGTTGGTCACCAGCGCCAGCAGAACTGGGCTGTTAGCATACTGCGCGAGGATGGTACTCTCAAGGTCGATCACGCGAGCACCAGCGAGATATTCCCGAGACTGGGAATCTGGTTTACCTGCATCGCCTGCGAGTAGGCTGTCGGAGACCCGGAGCCCACCAGCACGTTGAGGACCGTCACCCCTGCCGGCAGGATTCCGAGTATTGTCTGGTAGAACCGCGAGCCATAGACCGTCGCGCCGACCTGCGCCACCGGGGCTCCGCCGTCGGCACCGGAGAACGCGGTGGCCAGCCCGGTGCTGGCCTGGAGCAGGGCCAGCGCGTTGCTGGGCGGATTGCTCACCTGGGCCAGGGTGACCTGGATATTCACCGGCACAGCGACGGCCACCGTGTAGACGACGTTATACGTAGGCTGCGGTGCCGCGTAAGCGGCATCCGCGACGACCACAACGGAGGCGGACCAGGCGGCGATCCCAGTAATCGTGGCCAAGGGTGCCCCGCTAAGGGTCCAGGCGGTGCCGCTGCCGCTGACGATGGTGACGGCAGCCCCGGCAGCAGTGACGTAAGGGACGCCCGCGCTGGTCAGCAAGGTCTGTCCGACAGCCACCACTCCAGAACTTACGGAGTTCACCGTAAGGGCAGTGCCGGTGACACTGGCATTGAAGATTGCGCTGGGAGCGTAACTGCATCCTTGGCTTTTCTTCGTCCAGATGGCGCTGGCGATCGCGGCTGGATTGCCACCGGAGACTGCCACGTAGAGGCTGTTTGGCGGTAGGGTGACCCCACCAGAGGTCACTGTGGCGTTGGTCGGGTTCTCAGAGACGTAGGCGGAGGCAGGAACCTGCGGAGGTACCAGGGAGGAACCAGAGGCCAGCACGGCGCCACGGACTGCGGCACTACTCTGGCTGGCATTTGCCGCAACCGAGGCGGAACGGCGGGCCTCGAACTCCTGACTGCTCTCGACGGACTGTCCCAGCGTAGTCTGCGTGGCTCCAGTGATACCGTCCCACCCTGGAATGGTTTGGAAGATGGCCAACTGGCCGGCGAGTGCGATCGGGCCGGTGGCAATGTTAACGAACGTCATCGGAAGAGACCCTGAGGCTCCGATCGTGCCGCCCGCGCACGCGTACTGGTTTCCGGCTGCGTCCTGCGCCACGGGCACGCTCGCGGGGATCACCGTGCCGGGCAGCCCCGCACACGTGGCCTGCACAGTAGTGCCCAGCGCGGGGAACCGATTCATGAAATAGATATTTCCTAGCGCGTCCTGGTAGAGCCCCTGCGCGTACTGCGGATCTACCTGCGCCGAGAGCGCGAGGAACTGGGAATAGCAGTCAGCGATGATGGCGGTTAGGCTGGTAGCCAGCTGCCCCTGCGGTGTGGTAAGGCTGGCCGTGTCCGCGATATTCAGGTTAAGGCCACCCCCGAAAGCTGCCTGCATGTCGGCAATGACGCCGGCAAGAATTTCTGACTCGGTGGGCATAACAAAGCCATTCGCAGAAAGATACGGAATTGGAACATTTGTCGTGGGGTTTGCCATCATCTTCTCCTAGAAAGTCACGCCGATGGCTTGACCAGTTGTATCAATCACCTCGACCCTGCCGCTCAACACACGATTGACGAAGCTGTCTATCATCACTTTTGCGGAAACGACACCTGGAACTTGAAGAGCCGCGTTCTGCAAAAGAGTGCTTGCGATCGAGGCGGAGAAAGGTTGGCCAAATATCTGCGAGAAGTACGGAACGCCGATAGTCGTGTCGTAGTAGACCTCCCCAAGGAAGGTTTCGATGGCTGAGGCGACGTCTTGGGCAATGGCGGCGGCACCTGTCGCAACCGACAAATTTCCACTGCTATCAAGAGTAAGATCCCAGGGATAAGCGGAGCTAGGCGAGCCAAGGGCAAGTGTGTTCATTTCGTCTCCTAGTTGCTCGGCGGCGCGGTGATGGCTCCGCCGCTTTGAACGCCCGCGTGGGTGTGCGCGGTAAGCGTATGCCCACCGGAAGAGATCTCCTTCGTGGAGACGATTGGGACATTCACGTTGAGCTGGCCGCTGCCACCCGCACCGGACATGGTTCCGCTGAGCTGCATACTTGCGTCAGCCAAGAGCAGACCTTTAACCTCGGCCTGCGCATCGAACGTGGCGTTGCCAGTTACTTCAAGAGTGCCAACGATCTTGGTGGGACCAGTTAGAACAATGCCTGAGCTAGTCAGCACAGCCGTGATACCGCCGACCGCGACCTCAATCTGTGACTCATTGACCTGGATATAGTTCGTCGGGACGACAGCAGACATCCACCCACCGAAGTAGACCCCGTCCGCCATATCAAAGCGCCGTGCCGAGGCCGGGCCTGCCGGCTGCCCCTGCGAAGCCTTGACCGACGATATATCTTTGTCACAGAAGACGACGAGACCGACGTCACCAACAACGGGGTCCACCAGGATGGCTGCGGTCCCCGCCTGAAGGCGGAAGTAGGGAAGATCAAAGATTGTGGTCGCGGGCCAGATGGCGCCGCTCCCATCAACCTGCCCCACCAGCGGAAGGACGTCCACGGTGCCGACGGCCTGAGAGGTATTGTTCGGAGCCGGGTTCACCGCAACAACCTGCGCCAAGGTGGCGATATTGAACTTACCGGTCAGCATGCGGACCACAAACTCCAGCTGGTTGAACTCACTGTTTCCAGTCGCGAGTTCTTTTTGCCCAAAAAATCCGTCGTTAGTTCCACCCATGTCACTCACCTACCCAGGAAGCATTAATCTCTGTAAGCCATGGACCGCCGGCATGCAGCGCGGAGAGGTGGTGCTTGAGGCCGTTGACCCGCCAGACACCGCAGGCCACCTGCACGACCGACTGGACCTTGATGCTCCCGCCGAGCGTGATGCCAGGATTATAGAGGCACTCGACCTTGATACCCTCCTTGTCGAAGGCTGGGCACTCCTTCATGCCACTCTGTGCCGAAAGAAGGGGAACGACCGAGCCGCCACGAACTGTGCCGCGTGGCGCGATGAAGAGTACGCCGTTGTCGACGCCGAACTCAATGTTAGCAGCTGCCGCAAGTGCGGCGGCCTGCTGCATAGCGGTGCCGTTCAGGTAAGGGCTGTGGATCTGCGCCGTGACGCCGGTATTCTCGAAAGCGTATCCCATCTGCTTTGCGAGTGCGCTCATCACCGTCGCGACAGAGACGCCACCCTTGTAGCTCTTCGGAGCGCAAGGCGCGATGGCCGGGTAGTAGCCTTCGGTGGCCTCGATGGAGAAGACGAGATTCGGTGGCGTCTTGTAGTTGGCGAAAGCGCCAACGATCTCGCCCTGGAAAGCCGTGGCCATACCGTTCTCGTCACCAGCCAGCACCTGCACGTAGTTCTTCTTCACCGCCAGGGCCTTGAAGCTCACGGTGGTGAGTTTGTTCATGTCGGTTTCAAGCATGCCGAAGATCTTGATCTTGGCGGTATTCTTCGATGGGTGGCCAGACTTGTCGATCGTACATTCCGTGCGCAATCCGGTGAGGCTGACGCTGTTCGCGCCGTTGGCAAAGGTGCCAGACGCCAGCGTGATGTTGACGGTCAGAATCTTCTGGGTGAACGAGGTGTTGGTCATTTCTGGTGCAGGCTGAGAGTGCAGTTCTGGTTGTTGAGGATGACCGTGAGCTGCTGCGAGTAGACGTCCTGCAGCGGAACTTGAAACTGCCCACCGGTCGGCGAGGTGTAGAGAAGAATGAAGCGCGTTCCCAGCCCAGGGGAGACTGGGTCACCGGAACCCTGTGAGTCGTAGAAGCAGAGCCAGCCCTGGAAACCCAAGTAGGGATAGTTACAGATTGGTGTCACATCCAGACAAACCTGCCCGGTGTACACCGTAACGCCGTTGACGACGAGATCGCAGTAGAGGCTCACGCGTGCGCCCCCAATTTCGCCGGGTCAATCCCCATGTTCTTGGCCATCGCCGCGTTCTGCTGCTCGATGGGGAGCGGGTCGGGCGGCTGGCTCGTCTGCGCCTTTCCGTTGTTCTTGGCGTCTGCGGCGGACTTTTTCTTGGGGCTGGGGAGCTTGACGGTGGTGTACTGTGCGCTGACCTGGATGACCTGCATCAGCGTCAGCTCCACCGTAACCATCCCGCGACCCTTGGGGCCGGAGCGCGTGTAGTCGTATTTTTCCAGCGTCACGCCGAGGTAGTTGATTTCCGGAGTGTAGACGTTGTAGATATCCGTAGATCGCACCGCAGCGTACAGGGCGCCCAGCAGTGCTGCCACTCTTGTCTGCCCACCTACAGACAGCTTCACCTTCGGCTGGTAGGGGTGGGTGACTTTGTTGAAGGACGCGAACGCACCCTGCTCGACGGGAAAGTCGCTGACCTTGGCGGAGTCGCCGAATTTAAAATCGACGCAGGTGTCAACATCAAAAACCGGGTTGCCGCCAATGCCGTAGACACCCCACATGTCATCGAACGCAGGGGTCACTGAGTTCATCTGCTGCACGGCGGGGTCCGTGCCAGGGTTCTTCCACGGCTGAGGGTTTTCCTGCTGCATCGGTGGGTCACTCAGCCCGAACGGAAGCTGTGGTGTGTTGAATGGAAGGTAGAGCGGCATCAGACCATCCCTCCGTCAGCGTGATCGACCAAGCTGCGCGATCTGACCGCGCCGCCGATGTCCTTCGCGATGCCTTGGGCGTCCGTGGCCTGGGTCTGCACGTTGATCTGTCCGATGTGAGTCTCGCGGTTGGACTGGTTCGTGGTGTTGCGACTGATCGCGGCCTGTTGGGCCTGCCCCTGCTGCGCCAGCACAGTATGAATGGAGGGCGTGGAGGCCGACGCAGGTGCCCCGGCGCCACCCGATACCGCCACAGCTGCGGTCACGATGGCCTTCCCGAACATGCTCGCGACCTTGGTGACCATGCCGACGATCTTCGAGATCTTTTCCTCGATCCAGCGAAGTGGCTCCGTCGCCGCTTCCTTGAGCCCAGCCCACATTGCCTTGCCGGCTGTCAGCAGCTTACCAAAGAGCCCGATGATGAGCGTGACCTGGGAAAGAATGATGAACAGTATGATCATCCATGCCATGTGCAGCGCCGCCTTGCAGTGCTCCCACAGCGAGTGCCAGGACTCCTTGATCTTGTCGCCGTTCCACGTGAAGATCCCCACGAAAACATTGACCGCATCAGTAGCTGCGGAAAAGACATCCTTGATCACGTCCCAGATGGCCAGGAAGACCGTCAGCACGTAGTTCCTGATCCACCCGAAGACGCTACCAACGACATTCCGGAAACCTTCGAAATGATTGTAGAGCTTGACGATTCCGCCGATGAGCAGCGCGATGAGTGGGATGAGAAGGATGAGTCCGCCCGTGGCAGCCACCCAGGCCAGCGCGGCGGAGGCACCCATGATGAGAAACTGCGCACCCGCCAGCAGCGAGGCCACGCCAGAGGCGACCCAGCCCGCCACGGTCAATTCCGCAGCCACCGCAGCATGCACGCCGATGGGGATAAACGCGAGGGCGATAGCGCTGAGAATCCCAAGGATAAGCGGCTTGTGGGCATTCATCGTCATGGCCAATGACGTCATCTTGTCGGCGGCCCAGCCCATGACCGGAATCAGCATGTTGGCGAACGCCTCGAAGAGCTTCGAGACCGCGATCTTCATGGTGTTCATGGACTCTTCGACCTTCTCAGCGGCAGCCGCGTCCTCTTCGCGGACGACGCCGAGCGCCTTGGACTTGGCCATCAGCTCCTCGTACTCCGCGCCCTGCTTATGCAAGATGCGGATCATGGCCTCGCCCTGTAGCCCCATCTTTCTGCCCAGCGTCATAGCCTCCTGGAGGGAGAGCTTGCCACTGGAGAACTTTTCGTGTATCTGATCCAGGACGTCGGTGGTCTCGACATGCATCCCCTTACCGAGGCCCTGGATGCCAGCAGCCTGGAATGCTACCAGTGCGCGCCTGGCACGCGGCAGTCCCTTCCCGATGTCGACCAGGTTTCCGCCCAGTCCCTTGAGGCTGGCGTTGAACTCCTCGGCCGAGCCACCCGCTATCTTAACAGCGCTCTGCCACTTGCTGATCTCTTCCGTGGCCATCCCCGTCTGTTCTTTCAGATGGAACATCTCGGTTCGAGACTTGATGGTGGACTCGGTGAAGGCGACGAGCGCCCCCACTGAGGCCATGATTCCGAAAAACTCAATCGCATGCTCTTTGAGCTTGTCAAAGAATTCTGCGCCGCGCTCGCCCTGCTTCTTGAGCTCCTCGGCTGTCTCCTTTGCCTTCTCTTTGGTCTCCTCCAGATCGTGCTTCGTCTGTTCGGCCCCGGCCTTGAACTCGCGAGAGTCAAGACCAAGCGTTACCAGAAGAGCATCAACAATTGTCGGCATTGTTCACCTAGTCGGGTTGATTGAGAAGTTGTGCGTTGTGGTTGTCTACCAGTAGAACTTCGAGCATGTCCCACGCGTCCTCGGTACTGTAGACCGAACCAAGCTCATGGAGCGTGGCGTAGCGTGCGCCGACCAGCACTCCGATGAGGTGAGGGACGTTTACGTATCGCTCGAGTCGGTGCCGGTTTTCGTCGCCACCAAGGTCCGCAAGTTCGAGAGCTTGGCGGCGAGCGAAAAACCGAGGTGCAGCTCGAGCAGCTCCTTCCGGATATTGAGAAGGGTGGTGACCTCCTCGATCATGTTGGGAAGGAGCAGCATGGGCTCGACGTTCTTCGCGGGCGGGATGAACCGCACGCAGGACATCATCTCGTCCAGAAGTGGCTCGGCCAGATCCCAGGGGATTGCCCCGAACGCTTTGATACCCACCGCAGCGACTCCGGCAAGACCCGCGCTGGCGGCATTTTCCGGTAGCTCGATCCCGCTCTTCAGCAGGGCCAGCAAAGCACGCGCGGCCCACTTCTCGGCCTGCACGGCAGACATCTCGGTCAGAAGAAAACGCTTGCCCTTGTCCCGGTTTTCCGGGTCCTCTGATACGACGGTGAAGATCTTCGTTCTTCGCATGGTTACATGCTCGCTTTCGTGACGGACTCGAAGGTGATGTCGTACTCCTGTGCCTGGAGCAGCTTCTTGGCGTCAGGCATCATCTTGTAGCTGGTGAGCGCGCCGTTGACGCACACGTACTTGCTGCCGTTGCCGGGCATGGTGATAATGGCAGAGCAGAAGAAGGCGTCGTGCGCCACGACCTGTGCCGCGTACCAGGCGTCGAAGTAGGCGACGCTCGGGCTGTCAGGGCTGAGCTTGATCTTCATCTTGATGGGGTGGAACGCGAAGCCGATGGAGAGCTTTCCATCCACGCCCATGGAGACTTCGGTGGCGCTCTGTGCGTCGGCGGTGAACATGTCGTCGGCGGCGAAACCCTGAAGCACGATGGGTGCGGGAAAGAGTGCCGTAATCGTGAGGATGAAGCTCGCGTTGGCTGAGGTGATCGTCTTTGCCATGTCTGTCTCCTTACTTCAGTTCGGTTTCGGCGGCCTTGACGACGGCCTGTGCGGTGTCTTTGGCCGCCGAAACACGCCCGAGCAGGCTGTCCAGACGATCCTTTGCTTTCAGCTCTTCCGCCTTGGCCGACGCCGCGATGGAAGTCGCCTCGGCGATGGCCCGGTTGCCGTAGACGCGGTCAACCACGGCTCCGACTATGAATGCGACGAATACGATTAGGATGTTCATTTCTTCTCCTTTACTGGATGTCGATGGACGCGAGGTTCAGCTGGTTGACGGAGCCGCCGTCCATATACCACAACGAGCACGGCGGGGTGGTACGGTTGTTGCGAGAGGTGCCGGATGCTGGTAGAACCTGAAGGTAGTACCCGCGCGTCGCGAGAACCTGGTCGATGGCGACGCCAGCGGCCGAGTTCACCTGGGCGATCTGCGTGGAAGTGAGCGGCACGCCGATATTGATAACGCCCGCGTTGAGCGCCTGCGCGATGACGCCGCTACAAGCGGCCTCGATCATCGCATAGCCAGCGTTGTTGTACGGGACGGCGGGCGTGCTGGTGAACATGGTCATCAGGGCCAGCTGCAGAGCGCTGTTGAGCCAGATGGCGTTCACGTAGCTGTCGGCCCAGCTGAAGGTCCCGCTGATCTGACCGTTGTAGAAGACGTTGAACCCCTGGTTCGCCGTGGCGTAGGCACCATAGAAGTTGTAGCCATTGGCCAGCGCGTTGGCTGCAGAGGTGGGGTCGGTGACTGCCGGGGTGATGCCGCTGCCGGACTTGAAGGCCAGGCTGATGCGGCCGTTGGTCTGGCCGAAGTTCGCGCTGGCGAACGCGCCCATGGCGAACGCGGCCGCGAGCGGGTCCTGGTAGACCGAGATGGTGCCGCCGAGGCTGTTGGTCTTCGTGTACTGCCCGATGCAGGTGGCCGAGGGCGAGCTGGTGACAATCGTGGCGTCGGTGTCGTAGCAGACGTACGCGAACTGGCCGCCCGTCCCGGAGGTCCACGTGGCGAACGCGGCCTTGTCTGAAGCGACCGGTTCGAAACAGGTGCCGAAGGTGGCCCAGTTCTGGAACGCCAGGATGATGTTGGCCATCGCGGTAGCGGGGGACATGGCAGCAGCGGTGCCCTGGCTCAGCACACCTGCCGAAGGAGCGTCGAGACCAAGCAGCGAAGCTGCGGTGCCGGTGGCGTACCCGATTGCGGACGTGCCGGCGATAAGCGGCGCGTTGACGACGAAGGCGTTGAAGTTGCTGTTCCAGGTGATCGTGGTTCCGACTGCGTTGCCGGTGAAGGTGAACAGCGCGGTGAGCGCGGTGGCCGCCGCAGAGGGAGACGGGGCACCCGAGAAGGCAGCCGCCACAGCCGCTGCCGTGAACGGCAGGCCGGCAACCGTAAGGGTAAGGCTCCCAGTAACTGCCTGGAGGACGCTGGTCGCGAGCATCCCGGGCTTGGCAAGGCCACGCAGGAACCCAGCGAAGCCGCTCGCGTAGCTGCCGTACTTGGCGAAGCTCAGGGAGGGCGGCTTGGTGGCCCCACCGTTGTAACCGGCGAAGTAGACGCTGGCCATGGCGTACTCGAGGCACACGCTGGTCATGGGCGAGGAGGTCGCCTGGGTGAAGCCTGCGCCACTGATCGTGACCGTGCCCACACCAGTCACGGTGGAGTAAGTGCCGAGCGCGGTGATGTAGGTGCCGGGCGGCAGTCCCACGGCGAGCGAGGACTGGAGCATCTGGCCGACAGCCAGGGTGCCCTGGGAAGTGCTCGTGACGGTCAGCGTGTTGGCGGAGCAGGTGGCGGTGCCGGCCCAGTTGTAGGTGCCGAAGTAGGCGCCGACCAGGGCGGCTGAGGTGAAGGAGGTGATGGCCGGGTTCGTGGGCGAGCTCGCCCAGGACGGCAGAAGCGGGTTCTGCGAGAGCAGAAGACCGTTCAAGGCGAGAGGATTCCCGCCAGCAGCCAAGACGCTCGGCACGACAGAGACGATTGTTGAGGCAGGAATGCTCATGCTGTTTCCTTATCGGGGAGTGGTTGAGACGTTGACAATGGTGCCAATATTGGCAGAGGCCATGAATTGCATCGGAATGGTCACCCCTGTGGTGATATTGATGTGCACCTTTACGATGTACCGGGACTCATATTGCTGCTCCTCATTGGTGAAAGCCATGGACTGAGGATCGTCGGAGTAGAGGGGCTCCATGGCGGAGTACCCGTTGGCGGCGACGTAGGCGCCAAAGAAGTCACAACCAGGTTCGGTGCCGAAGAGCGTGCTGATTGCGCTGGCAAGGTCGCCCGCGCCAACACCGTAGCAGTCGCACTGTATGATGACGTCGAAGGAGTTTTCAACGGACTCCGTACCGTTCGTGACGTTGTAGCTAGCGTCGAAGGTGGAGAGGCTCTTCTGACTGGTCTGGGTCATGACAATGTAAAGACCCGTCGGGGTCGCCGCGCCATTCTGCCGGCCCTGGATGACGTGGTTGGCGTCAAGACCTGTCACGGCCATCAGCCATGCCTGCAAGACGGTGAAGACTTGCAGAATAGGCGTCTCGAGTGTGTAGCCAGCCATCAGGACACCTGCTTCTGAAGAAGAGCCGAGCACCAATCCGGCCACGTTTCGATCACCTGAACTACAAGGTAGATCGCGCCGTCCGGGAGAATCAGGCGATCCCCGCCAAGACCAGCCGCGCGGTCAATTCCGGTGAGAATCTTGTCGCACCAAACTTTGCGGCTGATCCCCGAGAGGTTCTGTTCTTGAATGTGCTTGATGTCAGCAGCGGTAAGTTGCTGCGCCTGGCATGAAATGGCAAGGGGAGCGTTGTAGGTGGGGGTCAAGATGCCGCCAGCAGCAGATGAGGTCCCCGTATTCTTGTACCACTGGCACGTCATCATTGGGTTGATGCCGCAGATAGCGTTGGCGACCAGATCATGGAGACTCATAGGACAATCCTGAAGTCGGCGGAGTTGATGAGGTTGTGGGAATCAATTAGTGGGTGATCAAAACCCTTTGCGTTCTTGGTGGCCTCGGTGAGCGGAGGATCGGAGAAGTCGTTCATCGAGGCTTGCAGCTGTTCCTTGATCTTGAGACCGCAGAGCTGCAGGGCGTCATATGCGTAGTAGTTGTTTGCCTTCAATGCAGCGGCAAGGAGACGATGCCAGGTCGGAGATTGCTTCGTCACCATGTCGTCGAAGAACGGTCGTGGAGGCAGGTTGTTCGGCGCGTACCCGTAGTTGAGGACCGCTGCGATGTAAGGTGCAGGAACTCCACCAGGCATGCCGCGCGCTTCTTTGGGCGTCTTCTTCCAGTTCTTGCTCTTCTTCATGGGGCGTGGGCCGTTCCAGCCTGCGGTCGAGCCCTCAAGAAAACCAACCTCAACACGTGGCTGGTAGTTGCTTCCAGCCATCCCCTGCTGCATCTGAGTCAGCAAGGCCGTGAGCTTGTCTCCTCCCGTGAAGACGTCCATCAGAAACCTCCGAAGCCAAACTCTTCTGGGCAGTGCGGGCGCGCGAAGTGTCCGCCCAGCCGGTAGGGAAGAGAGGCCTGCCAGTAAGCTGCGCCGTACTTGGTTTGCATGAACCACGCCGCTCCCGGATCGGTCTTCATCTCGGTGCTGCCGTGAACCGACCCCTCGCCGGCAGAACTGATGCGACCAACCAACTGTGTGGACGCTTGGCCGTTCACACCGCCGTTGAGCGCGGCGATGTGAGCAGTCAGCATGTTCATGAATGTATCGAGCGTGGTCTGGTCCGAGACAGGACCGGCACCGTCGTTCCGGCAGTAGAACCCAGCCTCATTGAAATACATCTGGAGCAGCGCCTGGCTGAGCGTGCTGAACTCAGGATATCGCAAGGTGAAGTTGGCGAAGTTGAATACTGACGGAACGGCCATGGCCTACTCCTCGAGAGCGTCGCGATCGTCAAGAGCACCGCCAACCACGCGGCCACTCTTGTCCTTCAGTTCTTGTTTGGGATCCAACTGCTCGAACCCGGTCTTCATGGATTCCACATCCTTGGCTCGCGCGACACCGTCGGCCTTCTTCGCGTTCTCGACGGCCCACAGCATGCCGTTCTTCAAGGGTGCGTACTCCGCCCCGACCTTTTTCTTCCAGGCCTCCCAGAAGTCCTTGGCGACGGGAGTGCAGGTGGAGCCGAACACGATGAGCTTCTCGTCGGTGGGCTTGAACCTGGGGTGCGGCTGGATGTACTTGGCGGATCGAGGCAGCGTAACGCGCTTGATCTCACCGTCCACTTCCAGACACATGGTCAGGCCGTTGGGAAGCTTGCAATAGACGTTGAGGTATTCAGTGGCCATGGTGGATTAGGCTCCGAGAAGACTGCTGATGGCAGCGGCGATCTTGATGATGGTGCCCCAGGTTCCGCCGGACTTCTTCTGGTGGGTGCTGGAGGTCTTGCGGACGATGGCGTGCGCGCGCAGCTTCTCGGTGAAGGCGCAGAAGCCGGTCTTCTGGCCCTGGACCTTGGGAGCGATGAGCTGCACGAGGTTGCCCGACGCGGTGACGTACTGCTGCGCGGTCTTGAACTCCATCTTGGGGAAGGCCTCCTTGAGGTAAGCCTTGACGGACGGGGTGCCGTAGACGTTCTGCATCGGGGTCAGCAGGTAGGGCTGCAGGGTGGAGGGCAGGGCCAGGATCAGCTCATCCTCCATTTCCAGGTTGCCGTTCAGCTGAGTCTGCAGGGTGACAAACAGGTTCTGGATGTCGGCCACGATCTGGACGCCGGTCGCGGACTTCCACACACCGTTGAGCGGGGTGAGGGAGGGCAGCAGCGCGGGGTCGTTCAGCAGACCGTAGTTGGAGATGCCGGCGACACCGAAGAAGTACGTCCGGTTCTGGAAGGTGTTCATGATCAGCGCGGAGGAGACGTTCTGCTCGGCGGCCCAGTCGATCTTCGCGAGACCGGCCTTGGCCAGTTCCTTGTCGCCCCAGCGGGTGAAGGTCTGGTAGGCGTACGACTGGCGAGGAACCCAGTTGGCGTTGGCGCCGACCAGCCCGTTGTCGTTGTCGTCACCGTAGGACGACACTTCGCCGGTGGACTCGATGATGGGGAACTGCGCGGAATCCATCAGCCAGTCGCCCTTCTTGACTTCGCCGAAGATGTCCACGGCCTTCATCGGGGTGGTGAGCACCCGCACGATCTCCGGGTCCAGGTAGTTGCTCAGGTAATTCGGGATGCCGGCATTGCTGGCGGTCACGAGCCCGGACTGGAGCAGGTTGGTGGGAGCGTCCATGGCCATCTGAATGGCCTGGTCGAAGCTCATCCCGATGGGGGAGTGGGTGTCGACGCAGGGGATGATGGCGTGGTCGCCGCTGTCCATGCCGATGCCGTAGCGCTCGGCGAGGAGTTGGGTCTTGTCAGTGAACTTCTTCATGGTTCTGGCTCCTTACCAGCGAGTGCCGATTTTGACGAGGTCGCCCACGTTGCCGGCGGAGTTGAAGTACCAGGGGGTCTCGATCCAGGCCGAGAAGTTGCAGGCCTGCGCTGTGATGGTGCCGGTCGTCGCTGCGGACAGGATGACCGTGCCGCTGGTCCCGTTGAAGGTGCCGAGCGCCGCGATGTAGGTGCCGGCGGGGACGCTGGTGATGGCCTGGACCATCTGGCCCACGGCGATGGCGCCGCTGGTGATGGTGTTGATGGTCATGGTGGTGGAGCTGGTGCTCGAGACGCTGGAGCAGACGCAGCCGCCGATGCCCACGTTGGCGACGGTGGTGAAGGTGCCGCCGGTCGACGCGGTCACAGCCGCCTGGGTCAGGTTGACGGTGCCGGCGGTGCCGTTGTAAGTACCGAGGGTCTCGATGTAGGTCGGGAACTGGCTGTTGAGACCGGGACCACTGACCTGCTGACCGACAGCAACGACGCCGCTGGTAAGGGTGGTGATGTTCATGCTGTAGCTACCAGCAGTGGTAGTGGCCACGATGGAAGCGGCAGAGCCGACGTTGGCGGTGGGGAACGCACCGGCTGCGGCCGGGTAGACGTCGCCGCTGAACAGGTTCACGAACACCTTGTTGCCGATGGCCGCGTCGGCGTAGACCGTCTTGGCCCAGAAGTCGCCCCGGTTGTAAAGGGTGACAGGATAGCCTGCGGGAACGACCAGGCCAGACTGGCTCAGCCAGGTGGTGATCAGCACCTGCTGCTCGTTGCCGACGAAGCCGTCAGGCAGCGTGGGAGCGGTGGGGCTGAAGTTGTTGACGACGCTCAGGCCGGTGAGCGCGGTGTAGCTCTGCCAGCCGAACTTGCCGACCGTGCACCCGAGAATACCTGCGGTGAGGTTGAACGGACCCGCATCCACCGTGGCGGTGGGGTTCATCGAGGCGCGAGCACCCCAGACGGCGGGAGCCGGGTAGAGTCCGACTGCTTGCTGAAAACCGGTCATGTTCTGTACTCCTTAAGCCAGGCCGGGGAGCTTGGGGAACTCCTCGAGCAGGGACTTGGTGACGGCCGCATCCTGCGCGAACTTGGCCTTGGGGGTGGTCTTCTCGCTCTTGAGAAGGGTCTGGAGGACCGCCTTGTAGGCGACCTTGGGCACGCCAGCGAGGTCCGCGCCCTTGGCGTCGAGGGCCATCTTGTAGATGGAGGCGGCGGAGTCGGCGGCGAAGACGTTGACCTTACCGACGATGGGCTTCACGATCTCGGCCGCTTCATAGCGGGCGGCGAGGCGACGCACGGCCAGGTCCGCACCCTCGGTGCGGGCGGAGTCCATGGCGGAGTCGAGCGCACGCTTGGCCTTCTTGTCCTTGGCTTCGTTGCGCTCGCCCTCTTCGTCATCCTCATCGAAGTCGCCTTCGCGACCTTCGAGGTCTTCTTCGTTGCCGGGGACCTTCTTGTCCTTCGCCTTCTTGTCCCTCGCCTTCTTGTCCCTCGCCTTCTTGGCGTCAGCGGCCTTCTTGTCCTTGGCCTTCTTGTCCTCGTCCTCGTCCTCGTCCTCGTCGTCCTCGTCGTCCTCGTCGTCCTCGTCCTCGTCCTCGTCTTCCGCCTCGTCTTCGGCGGCCTTCTTCTTCATCTTCTTGGCATTCTTCTTGAACGCCTCGGGGAGCGCGTCCTCGTTCTCTCCGTCCTCGTCCTCGGCCTCCTCTTCCTTCTTCTTGTCCATGGCGAGGGTGGATGGCATCAGGGCATTGAGCACCTTGCGGAGGTCCGCGAAGGACTCGTCCTGGGCGATGCGGGAACCGAAGCGCTCCTTGACGGTGCCGACGATACCGTCTATCTGGCGGTCGTAGCGGCCAGGGGAGATGGACTTGCACAGCGCCTCGAGCTCGACGCTCTGGAGGGACTGGTCAGCGGCCAGTTTCGGCACGATGTAGGTGGCGAGGGCACCCATGACGCGGTGCCCCTGGGGGGTGAGGGTGATCATTTTCTTGCCCATTTGGGCTCCTTGTTGAAAGGGATTACTTACCCTCGGCAAACTTGCCGAGCTTGAACTTCCGCTCTGCGGCGCTGATGCGCTTGTCGATCTTCGTCTGGTCCTCCTTCCCGTACTGACTTCTGTTCTTGGTCATCCCGAAGTAGGAGGCTGCAGCTCTCACGTGCTCGGGCGTGTCCAGAGGATATTTGTTGTTCTTGGGGTCGGCGAACTGCACATCGCCGTACTCGCGCTCACCGGACTTGGCGCTGACGTCGTCGCGTTTGGTGATCGAATCCTGACAAGAAAGGTCTTTTGGCATTGAATCGTGCCATGGCGCAATTTGACCCAGCGACGTGTGCACAGGCTTCCCGAACTTGATATAGCCAGAATTATGCTCACTTGCCTTGGCTGTGTGCACAGCTTTCTTTTCTTCGGTTGGCGCGACCTTGGCGGCACGTGTGTGTTCTGTCCACGCTTTTAGATGCGCATTTTGAATATCCTTCCGTGGCGCGTTTGCTTTCTCCAGCTTTGCCGCGTTCTTTGTAGCTTCACGTGCTTTCCCCGCAGCACTAGAATACTGGTTGATCCCCTCCGGGTTGCTGTCCTTCGCTCCGCCCGACCGCCGAGTCTCAAGCTCAGCGGCTTTCTCGTGGTAGGCTGCCTTTTCCTCATGGCCCCGCACTGGAAAATTGTTCCCCGTTGCTTTGGCTTTTTCTGCGGCGTTGCGATGTGCTTCTGCGGCCTTTGTGTGTGCCGCTGCCGCTTTGGCGTGCTCGCTCGTCGTGGACGAAAGTTTGGCGGCCTTGTTGGACGCGCTCTTAGCTGCTGCGGCCGCGCTGTTGTACTGGTTGATCCCCTCCGGGTTGCTGTCTTTCGCGCCACCGGCAGGCTTCTCGAACTCAGCGGCGACCTCGTCCCAGTACTTCGCCTGCTTGGCGAACCCGGCGCTGCGGTGGAGGCGCGCGGCCTCGCGGGAGAGCCTCGCCGCCTGCTTGCGGTTCTCGGGCGTGGGCTGCATCCCGGCGAGCGTGCCGGCGGACTTGGCCGCTGCTTCTGCGGTCTCGTAGTCCGAGCCGTGCACTTCCTTCGTGATGCTGCCGTCCATAGCCGCGTCTTTTCCTTTGGCGATCTCGGCTGAGGCCAGGCGATGCTCCTTGGCTGCTGCCAAGTGGTGTGCGGCCGCTTCCCTATTGCCAAGTGACTCATGTTCCTTTGCTGCTCTCGTGTGAACCCTCGCCGCCAGATCATGCTTGGCAGTAGTGCCCTCTTTCATGGCCCTCTTCGAGGTGACGCTGCCACTGACTGAGGTGTTGTAACCCTCGTCGCTCTGGGCGTTGACAGACCCACGATAGTTGGCCCCAGCTTCGCGACGGTTATTCACAGTAGGCGCTGCAGCTTCCTTGGCCTTTACCGCATGCTCGGCAGCCTTCTCAGCATGGCCACCGCCCGAGTACTGGCTGATACCCTCTGGGTTGCTGTCAATTCCGAACAGCACGGCGCGGACCTTTTCGGTCGCGCCCAAACCCAGCGCGGTGCTGACCTTCCGGTAGTCGACCACATTTGCACATCCATTCTTGGAATCCATGACCTTAACGTCGTGCCCTGCCCGCCCTTCCGTGACCAGCGCCACGTGGTTGCCCTGAATGTCACGCATGATGCCGTCGTAATGCTGCCCCTCGAAGGTGCCGGGCGTCATGTCGGGCTGGTAGCGATATGCGCAGGACAGCTCGTGCTTCTTCCTGGCCTGGATGTCGTCGATGGCGGACTTGGCATGCAGGACCAGTGTGTTGTTGAGGTAGGTGCCGTCGAACTCCGCGTCCGTCCCGGTCGAGCCGACGTAGAGCGCCTTGACTTCCGGCTTGTCCATGTCGAAACTGCTGACCGGGATGTGCTTGCTCAGGATGGGGAGGTTGTTGAATGTCGGGGCGGCCTTCTCCAGTTCCTTCGGATCGCGCAGCAGGTAGTAGACCTTGTTGGGGTCAAGACCCAGCTGCTCGCAGCCCGGGATCTCCGAACCCTTGTACGGATTGACCGTGGCCTTGCTGATCGGGTTGGGCTCGACGTGCAGGTAGCCATTGGCGTCGATCCGGCGGGCGGACTGCTTGTCGAGTGCCAGGGTGATGCTCATCGTTCTGCCCTTTCGGTGACGTGATGGCCGGGTCTGTACACGCTACTGTGCCGGCGCGTCGGTGGGGACGTCGGACGCCGCGATCTCCAGCGGTGCCACGTTCTCAGCGACGGTGGTGGCGTCAGCAGGCAGCGGCTGCACGGTGCGGAAGCGCGGCGCTCCGGTCGTGGCGTCGAACTCGATCACCGTGGCGGTCCCGTCCTCGTTGACGCCGAAGTAGGCCACGCTGCGGTCCAGGGCCGCGATCGCCGGCAGCTCTGCCTCGTACTCGGCGTGGAGCTTGCCGACCGTGTTCTGCATGATGTCGGTGGCCTTCTCGACGTTGGCCTTCATCTTGTTGACGCTGTCCAGAAGGGACATAATTCTCTCCTTGTTATTTGCCCGCTGCCTTGAGCGAGTTGGCGGTTGTGAGGTGGTTGGTGGCAGTCGTCTGTGCGATGGCGGCCTTGGCGGTGGAGGTTCCGGCGACATTCCACGCGGCGCTCGCAGCCTGGTGCGCCTGGTACGCGGCGAAGTGCAGCTGTGAAGTGTTGAGGGTGTTGGCCTTCGCGGTGATGGAGTCGGCGTCTGCCGAGGCTTTGACTGCTGCGTCCTGGGCGATGGACATGTGAACTCCTGTGTGAATACGTAAGACGAGGTTCGACGAGCTTCTGCTTGCTGCATGGTGGGAAACATTTACGGTGGTCAACCGGACTCGGTAAAGTTGCACTAACAAGACAGGTCGCGACTTTGAGGTTCCTTTATTTACTCCATTACTTAATTACCAATATTTCAAAAGTAGTACAGTAGAAATAGACAGATATAAAAGGGAGAGGGCGAGAGTATATAGAGTTTGGGACCTCGGTAACGCGGCAGTCAGTAATAATCCGACTACTGCGGTGCAGACCGCGCAGCCCTTTCATGCATCTGCGATTCGTTGGTGAAGATGGCGGCCTCATCCATCATTCCAGCGTTCAGAAGTGCATAGGCTGCAGCGATGCAGGACTGTGCAGCCGAGTTCAGGTTCATAAAGGTCGGCTGCGCAGCGGCTTTTGCAGACGCATTGTGCGCGCTGGAGATGATGTCCAGGAGCTCGAGGGACCCGAGCGGCCCGGTTACGTCGGCCGGGGCCTCACCCGACACCTGGACCGACTCCATGGACTCCAGTTCAGCCTGATCGGCTGCGAGCTGCACCTCGTCTGCTTTGATCTTGTCTTGAAGGTCGCTCATTTGACACTCCTGTAACCTGGGATGATGGACGATGAAAGACAACCGCAGTTGATGGCCTCACCTGGCAGCACCAGTCCAAAGCCGTCGTCAAAGTCATGACCCTCATCAACCGGGTAGCTTTGACCGTCAAAATCCTCGTGCTCCTCGCGCGGGTGGAGGGACGCGCCCGTATGCTGCCACTCCGCCTCGGTGATGCCGCAGTCCAGCTGGCGGGTGCGATGGAAGAGCGCCGTCATCTTGTTGTTCTGGTCCCGGGCGATGAGCGCGGCGCGGCGGCGCGTGACGCCGAACCGGTCCTCTAGGTTCTTGGTGAATCCGACGACGTCCCGGCCCTTCTCGATGCTCTCCTTCGCCATCTTGCGGATCTCGCCGAACGCCTTCTTGGGGATGCTCGGTCCGTCCTTGATGCGCCGGTTGCTGATGAGGTCGACGTTGTCCTTGAGCTGGTTCTTGATCGTCTGCTTGAGGCGGTCGGTCATATCGAACTTGACGGCGAACTTGCGCCAGATGTGCTCGGTGTCCGCGATGGAGTCCATCGTCACTGCGGTGCGGTCGCCCAGGACCGTCGGTGGGGGAACCTGGATGCCGACCTTCTTGAGCGCGTCGGCGAAGGCCAGGTCGTGGTGGCGGAGTGCCATGTAGACGGCCTCGAAGGCGATGCTCAGCGCGCGCTCGTTGCAGATCTCGACCCACTTCTCTTCCAGGTTGCTGAGCTTGTGGTTCATCTCGCCGTGGGGGAAGGTCGCCCAGGTGATCGGGCCTTCGCGGTCGGCGCGGGAGTAGAGAGGGACCAGTTCACTGGCGACGTCCCGGAACATTTCGCCCACGAGCTTCGTCAGCTGCTTTTCGTACCACGCACGCACGCCCGCGCTGGGGCGAACCGGCGCGAGCTTGACGGGATCAGGTCCCGGTGCGTGGAGTTGGATGGTCACAGATTACTCGTGTATACACGGTTGTGCTGGTCAGCAAACTTTTCGTGGCGCTCCGCCGCCTTTTCGTGAACTTTTGCGTCTTCTTTGGTGGGCGCGTGCTCTGCTGCTTTCAAGTGTGCTGACGCAGCTTGGTGGTGAAGATCTTCAGCCTTCATGTGCGCTGACGAATTGCGCCCACGCGCCTCTGCCTCGTGGGTGGCCTTCTGTGCCACCTTGGTCTTCTCTGAAGCTTTCGCTTTCAGCCCACTAGCACCCGTGTACTGGTTGATCCCCTCAGGATTGGAGTCCTGCGTGATGCTGCCTCGAATGTCTTTCATCGTTGTTACCTCCGTCGTAATTTTCCTGCTGAACCTATGTGCTTAGTCAGATCGCGCGACGACCGTAGTTGTGTCGCTCGCTCGTCAGTTCGTCAGTTCCCGTCCCCGTTGGTGCAGGTGCCGTCGTCAGTTCCCACGACGGTCGTGGTGCCCGGGACTTCGGCCTCGGTCTGGACCATGCCGACCTGCATCTCCTGCTGGAGAGTGGTGTTGACGGAGACGGCGGTGCCCACGCAGGGGATGTCGCCGAGGCAAAGGTGCGCCATCTGAACAGTCGGCGCAGAAGAGGGATCGACCTGAACGGTGCGGCCGCAGCACTGGAAGACGTAGACGCTCATCAGAGCTTCTCCTTGGGGAGATTGGTTTTGAGGGACTTGAACTGGGTCGCGAAGCCCTGCTCCCGGAGCGCGGCGACCAAGCGCGGTCCTTCGATCTTGTGGTCAAACTCAATGGGCACTTCGAGCTTTGCTTCAAGGTAGATGTGCACGAGCATTGGGTGCAGGTGGAAGCGGAAGAAGCGGAGAACTTCCTTGTCGCTGACGGCGTTCACAGTTCCACCTCCTCGGGCAACGGGGACGATTCCATCTTGTGGTGCGCGATCGCGGCCTCGTGAGCGTCGATGTAGTTCTCGTGCACGACCTTGTTCTCACGGTTGGCTGGAGCCAGAGCAGCTTTGTGCGCATCAAGCGCGCGGCTGTGTGCATTGGCAGCCCGCTCGTGTGCCGCTCTGGTTCCAGTTTTGTGGGCCACGTTGGTGGCCTTCTGCGCAACCGCGCTTGCCTTCATCGCCGAGACTGAAGGATCTTCGTCGTCACCGCCGATCTTGCCGGTGTGCTGATTTCCTGCCCACAGCCCTGCGTCCATGGCCACGCGCTGGGCGTCCTCCAGCATCATGTCAGACGCAATGCGCAACATATCGGGCATTGCGTCGTTGCTGTTCTGCGCAGCGGTGAAGTCCGCGTCGGGATTTCCGCCAGCCTTGCCGCCCTTCTTCGTCCCACCGGGCTGCGGCGCGACCAACTTGCCCTCAGGCTTGTCGACGTCGAGGTTGTCGAAGCCGCTGTCGGGATCTGCCGCCACCTTGGCACGCACCTCTTCGGGCGTCACGACCCCGGCCGTAATCAGCGCGACGTCGCGGTCGCCGTCCGACTTCCGCATCAGGGCCTTCTCCTTCTCCGTCTCGCTTACCAGCGTGACGAAGTCGAAGGTGATGTCGTCGTAGATCTCGCCGAAGAGGTCGAGCATGACGATCTTCGTCAGTGCCTCCAACGGGCGGCGGAAGTCCGACTCCTGCTTGGTGTTGACATGGTTGTTGTAGATGGTGATGTCGGTCTCCGCCGTCGCGGTGAGTCCGACCGGCGACAGACCGAAGAGGATGGTGAGCGGAGTCTTCGCGACCGAAGCCATGTGCTCCTGCGCCTGCGCCTGCAGCTTGTCCAGCCCGGCGAGCGAGGTGGACTCCTTGCTCATCTCCTCCGTGGCCTTGTCGCACATGAAGACGCCCTGGTTGTTCTGCATCGCTGTGTAGAACTTCATGCGCCGCAGGAAGCCCTCGTAGTTCTGCCCCTGCAGGATGCCCGTCATGTCGGTCTTGAAGACCGTGGTGGAGAAGTTCTTGAGCAGGCGACCCACGGAGTCCCGAGTCTGCAGCCAGTAGTCCACATACGGCTGGGCCAGCTGGGAGAGCGAGATACCCGAGAAGTTGTAGACGGGCTTCAGCAGGTCGGGCAGGGGATGGGGGATGAACGTCAGCAGCCGGGAGGTGTGCACCTTCTTGGAGTAGACCCACCACGTGCTCGGCTCATAGTAGTCCTGCGCGAGCGGGTCGTCGGCGTTGTAGTCACCAGGGTAGGTGGCGATCGGCTCGATGCCTTTGAGCCGCTTCAGACTGCCCTTCTTGATCTTCTCTTTCTGGATGAGTAGGGGCGTGCCCAGCTCTTCGTCGTCGTCCTCGAAGTCCATGAAGATCTGGGAGCGGCCCATTGAGCGCCCGGTCCGGGCCGCCCAGTTGAACCACTCCTTCACGTGCAGCTGGCTGAATCGCAGATTGATCTTCTTGATGATATCGTCGCGGCCCTCTCCGGACTCCGAGCGGAACTCGATCCACTTGCGGGTCATCTCGTCGGCGGTCTTCTCATAGAGGTCACGATACTCCGTTATCTGCGTCAGCTCGGTGAGGTAGGGAAAGCCCGGGAACCCACCATACGACATGAGCCCGTTGCGACCGTGCCCTGCGAGCAGAGGGCCAACCGCTGCGTCCATAGCCAGCACGTGCTCATCGGGGCAGACCAGGTTCTTGATGGGAGGAACGTAGGGCGTCAGCGCGAACTTCGGGCGGGGAAGCTCAAGACGACCCTCACCGGAAGTCAGCGCGAAGGACATGGCCTCGTCGCTGATGGTGAACATCTGCCGCTTGTATTCCTTGTGCGCAATGGCGACGTTCTCGCCCTGCGCCTTGCGGCGACGAGCGAGCTCACGGTTGTTGCGCCAGTCGCGGATGGGGTGGAAGGAGATCGTCACAGCGCACCTACAATCGCAAGAAGTTCGTCAGTGATCTGCATCGGGCCGGGTGTTCCAGTCGCTTCTTCCAGTGCACCGACGAAGGCGTCGACGTCGTCGTCGTGCTTGATGGCGGGGAAGTTGGCGCACTGGTCCTCGAAGTCCGAAGTCCAATCTTCGTTCTCGAACATCCACACCAGGCCGCTCTCGTGGTTCGGCGACATCAGCTCAGCACGGAGCACCTTGTCCAGCACAGCCGGCACTTCGAACAGAGGAACGCGGGTCTCGCGCTTCATGGTCTGCACTGTGGCCTTACCGCTTGCCGACCCGCCGCCTTCAACGACGACCTTGACCGGGTTCCACATGTCGAAGAGCGTCTTGACTTTGTCCTTCACGTCGGGGAACGGCAGCTGTGCCTTCCACACGTTGAGGACGTAGTAGCGAGATTTGGCCACACCGAGTGTGACGCAGGCGGAGTAGTCAGACTTCTTCTTCTCACCCAGGGCCGTGTCCCAGCGCTGAATGATGCGTTCGATGCCCAGCTCACACAGATACATCTTGCGCTCTTCCTTCGTCATGAGCGTCAGCTGCGTCGGAGCGCGGATCTTCTTCCAGTTTTCTCGCTTGAAGATGTTGCCTTCTGCGGCACTCGGACGCTGCTGGTAGAGCGCGGCCCACACACGTGACCCGACGGCCCTCTTGATGCGGGCGAGGGACTCAACACCAAACCGCTCAGGGTGAAGTGCTTCGTCCTTCTTGCGCAGCAGATTGCCGTTCTCGTCGTATTCGTCTTCCTCGGCGATGGCGGGGAAACGGAATTCGTCCCAATGCTCCCCGTCCTTCTTCGCCTCGTCGAGCAGATGGCCGGCGAGGTCGTCCATGTGCCAGCGAGTCATGATGATAAGGATGCCTCCGCCCGGAGCGCAGCGGGTGTAAAGCGTGGACTTGAACCAGTCGAGGATGCCGTCGCGCACAGTCTGACTGTGGGCCTCCGCTGCATCCTTCAGGGGATCGTCCACCAGCAGGATCTCGCCGCCTCTGCCGGTAATGCCGGCGCCGACACCTGCGCTCTTGTAGACGCCCTTGTGCTTGACGACCTCGAAGATATCAGAATTGCGCAGGTAGCTGCCGTCAGCGACCGTGCGCACATTTGAGCCATTGAGCGACGTCTCAGGGAACAGCTCCTGGTATTCTTCGCTGTCGATGACGCACTGCACGTCCCGGTTCATGGAGGACGCGAGATCGCTGGCGTAAGAAGTCGCGATGATGGAGAGGTCGGGATTCTTGCCGAGAGCGAAGGCCGGAAAGCGACGCGAGACCAACTCGGACTTGCCGCTGCGTGGGGGAGCTTCGATGATCAGTCGCGGAGACTTGCCGGCCTCGACGTCGGCGAGGAACTGGTCAAGGCGCGAAGCAAGACGACGGTGAAACCACCCGGCCTTGTATCCCGGATAGGTGAACAGCGTAAAGTGCAACATCTTGCGGCGAGCGCGTTCGGCGATCAACGCAAGAAGTTCCAGTTTCGCTGCACGTTCGGACTTCTTGGCACGCTCCGCTGCTTCGGCCGCGATCTCCGCGTCCCACGCTGCCTTCTTGGCAGCATTCTTGGCCTTCATCCTGGCCAGGGAGCCGGTGCTCATTGAGCGTTGCCGGCGCGTTGTGCGATGAGTGCATCCAGCTCATCGTCCGTGAGTTCCTTCTTGGTGCGCCCGTCGCCGCCGTTCATGGTGACTTCAGTGCGGTCACGGAAGATCTCCGGCTTCCGGCC